CCTTTCATATCCAGACCCTTCTCATCTCTCTGGCTTTGTTCTATCAAATCTTTCATTATTCTTTCTTTAACTCTTTTATCTTCCGCTTCTATATCCAACTCTTTAAGTTCTTTCTTGGATTCTCTATCCTTTGAATCCTTTTCCTTTTTAAACTCTTCTGTAGCTCCTGTTTTCAACATATCTATAATCTGTTCATTTTCATCCAGTTCAAGCTTCTTGTTCTTAAGTTCCATCTCAGCAGCCTGTACTACTGTATCTGATTGCAGTTTCTGTTTCTGTAATTCCACCTTGGCCTGTTCCAGAGATACCAGTTGCTGTTCTGGTGATTGTGCCTGACCCATAGCCTGATTAGCATTCATTACCTGTTGTGCAGCTTGAGCCATTATCATTTCTATTATATTTGGACTTTGTGCTTGTTCTGGTGGAAGTTGTGCCATAAGTTGTTCAGTTACTCCATTAACCTGTTCCTGATATTTCATTACAGAATGTTCCTGAATATTAGCCTGAAGTATAGGCTGTATTCTTTGCATGATAGGATTAGCTCCATTTCTGGGATCTTGAAGATAAGCCATCTTAACCTGAATATGTGCATCATGATTCTGACCCGGAAAGGCTGCTATGGGTATTCCCTTTGTAGCAGCCATTATATCAGAAACCGGGTCCATAGGCTTCGGTTCTATCTTGGGAGGAAGTATCTCTTCAAGGTTTGGCATATTGGCTGCATTAAGTATTGTCCTGTTCAATGCTTCCATATTAAACATACCGGGAGGTGACTGTTGAGCCATCTGAAGAGCCATGTTAGCCATCATCATACGATGGGCATTGCTTGGTATGTTAGGATCAGATACAGGAACTATATCAACCCTGCCATCAAAATCATTCTTGAATATGCTCCGGTCTTCAAACGGAACATCATAAGGATATTCTGCGGGAAGATAGTCATAATCTATCTTGGCAAGTATCCTGAACTCATCTCTCTGGGACTTGTGAAGACGCTTATGTATAGCTGTGAAGAACTTGCTACTGGCTTCTAGGAGAGCCATAGTTGTTCCAACAGGTCCATAGGAGGCAGCATCAGAGATAACCTGCTCTGTGCTATCCGCAAACTTCTGACCAGCAGTAGCTACGAATTGTAACATCTGAAACAGAGTAGAGGAAGGCTCTTTATAGGGGAGAGGAATAATAGCCTTTGCAAGATCCATTCCAGTTGCTTCAACCTCCTTGAACTCACCGGGGGAGATAGGATCATTGTCACCAACAATTCTAAGTCCCTTGGCCTTGAAACCTCCGGGCAAATTTGCAAACTGACCTGCATCAATCAGGGATCTCATTGCAGCAGTTGCACTCATGGTAAGATTGCCAAGGAAGTGTATCAGGCCCAATCCATAGAAACCAAAACCCGGAACAAACCTGTAGTGTACAAAGTGACTACGTTTTTCCATATTTGAATCATCAGGTTCATAATTCCTACGAATACTCATTACCTGTCGGCTTTGTTCTTCCACTGTTACGATATAGGGAAGTGACTGATCCTTGTCTTCAATATCGAGATAACAGTGTTGTTCAAGTAATACATATTGAGGATCTTTATCAGAAGAGGGAGTTAATCCCAGAATAGTATCCATCTTCTGTGTGAAAGCTGTGACACTGGATTGATTAGGTTGAGGTAGATCAATATCCTTATATACACCAGCCAGAACATCTTTCTCAAGTTCTACAGGACTTCTATAAATTACATGAGTGTACCTGTCTGCATTCCTAAGATCAGTTGCATAGTAAGAGACATAAAACTGATCAATGGGAATAAATTCAGAGACAGGACGTTTAAGTGTAGAACTATAGTATATCTTTTTAAATGCCGATCCTATCAAGGGGAGATGGAAAAGCATTCTTTCAAATTCATCAAAGTATTCAGGCATCTGTTCAGTAAGCTGATAGTTCATGAAGTTCTGAACACGATTAGCCTGTGTCTCCTTCTCAGGAGTTATCTTGCCAAGTATGTTTGCCTTTACAGGACCATTGCTGGGAAAGAGTTCTCCTGAAGCCTTGGACTGAAACTTGACTGCTGATTCGATCAGGAGAGGATGTACTGCTGTACATGCACCATCAAAAGGTTCCGATCCCGGTTCAAGCTTGAGTCCCAGTAGATCAAAACCTCTTTCAAACATGGACTCCCATTCTGCTCTGGAATCCTTGTCTGCCTGATAGTTGTCTATAACATCTGTTGATATATCAAATAGTGTAGCTTCTTCCAGAGTATCACAAAGATCTCCATACCATTCAGAAATAGATTCTGAAGGTTTCATGACTATATCTTCTTCACTGGCAAAGTCTACAGTTACTCCACCATCTTCTTCTACTTCAAAGGTAGCGTCAAGTTCTGTTTCTTCTACTGGAGCCATAGGAACTACATTAGGTACTTCTTCTGGTATTGTCTCATATGGATTTTTTTCTATAGCCATGTTCTATCCTATATTAAAATCTCTACCGGGATACGCTTTAGCTAATACACCTTTTTTTAAGCTGGCAAGTCCTTCTGCTCTGGTAGCAGCAGGACCACGCCTAGATACTAATTCTTTCATTGTTCCTTTTGCAGGAGCGACATCTTCTTCTACTGTTTCAGAAACAGAAGCTACTTCTCTTACAGGTCTACGCCTACGTCTATCTTCAACTACATTTCCAGTGTCTTCCCCTGATGTGAAACCGGGAGAATCTTCAGGAGAAATAGCTGTAACAGAACCATCTTTATGAACATGTACTCCTATACCGTTTACAGTACCTGTTCCTATTACTGTGGAAGATAATAAATTCATTAATCCTACAGCCGCACCACCGGGAGCCCAGATAGGATAATCTATTCCACTATAGGGAGTAAAGCCTTTAAGACCTTCAATACCTTTAACAGCTTCCTGAAGCTCTTCTTTTGAGAGTTCAGAATCATCGTCCTTAAGTTTTTCTTTTTCTTTTTTAAACTTATCCTGTAACTGTTCGTTTACTTCCCTCATTTTAAATTCCATAGCCTTTCCAAACGGATCTCCAATTGCATAACCTTCCAGTAATGCATCCTTATCTTGACCAGCAAACCATTTATCATAATCCTTGCCGGGATCTCTGGAATACTGTCCTACTGTAGCTCTCCAGTTGTCGTAACCTACCTTTCTCGCTCCTCTTAGAGCTTCCCTGTTAGTTATGTAATCTCCAAAGAGTCCTAGAAATCCGCCCTTAATATTTGATTTTTCGTCAAGCCATGCCTCATCAGGAAAATCATAGTCTTTCCAATCTTCTTTTGTCTCTCCAAAAGCACCATAATCATCTCCAACAGTCCTACTTGTGGTAGTATCAGCAGGAGTAGTAGTATCATATACATTCTCATCTGCAAAGCTTTGTCCTCCTCTAGCACCGGGATCTTGAGTTGGATCTGTAGATGCACCATAAGTATAAGGATCTCCTAAATCAGAACTCCAAGAAGCTCCTACATCAGGATCTCCTTCAGATACTTCTGCGCCCCAACTATAGTCATCGAAATAAGCAGGAATACCCTCTACCTTCTTACCACTACCACCCATAGCCTTCAGAGCAGAAGCTTCATCTGGCCTGATCCATGCAAGACTGTGAGGCTGTCCGTTTATCTTGATGGATTTCTTAAGATTGGAAAGACCACCACCTTTATTTTTAGCTTGAGTTTCAGGACCATAGAGATCGCTTATGATTTTCTCTGAAGAAAACTCTTTAGGAGGTGCTGATTGAACTTTATCTTCTATTTCTTCAACAGAAGAAGATTCAAAAACTGGTGCGGTTTGTTCTTTATTAGGAACAAAGGATGGACCGGGATATCCACCTCCTAAATACGCATCTTTAAAATCCTGAGTATCTCCGGGTTCTAAACGCATTTTATATTCACCCATATATTCAGGGGCTATGGGTTCAGCATATTCTTCTGGAAAAGTTTCAGTCATTCCTTTATCTACTAATCTCTCCATCCTTTCATAAGAGGGAGAAGTTTCAGTTTTATCTGCATTTTGTTTTACTTTATCTAATAAGCGCTTTAAAGATAAATAATAAAGTTTTCGTATATGTGCTTCCTTATCTCCTCCTTTACGCTTCTCAAATTCCTCTCCTTGATCCAAAGCCCACGGTCTTGTCCTTATTCGTATAAGACCAGATTTGCTAAGATCTTCATCAGGGATGCCAGAACGTAAGATATCTTCTATAGCTAATTTATCAGCAAGTTTTTTATCAGACATCTCTTCTACATTGTATTCTTTTGCATAAGGATTCCACCGTGTACTTCCTTCAGCTAACTGAATAAGACCACCACCTTTATCTCTATAGACAAATCTGGGGATAGGTCTGCCATAGGCACTGGATATAGGTTTTTCATTAAGACCACCACCTCTTTGCATAGAGATAGTAACCTGTACCTCTGGTCTGGGCATAAGTTTGGAAGCAGCTATATCGCCAGCCATATCAAAATATTTAGATTTGTTCATAATAATTCCTCTT